ATGTAGCTTTTTAGGTTTACGCATTTCTACTTTTGCGCCATTATCCCAGCGTTCGTAGACCACTTCCTCTTTAAGCATTTTTTAACCTTTTTGTAATTTTAAGTAAATTATAATGTTCCTCATCTGACATTTTGTTGCCAGCTAAAATAGCTTTTTCTTTACGCCATTTTTTATCAGAATCTTTCATGTATTCAGCAAACTTTTGCTTAAACTTTTCGTCTTTATCTTTTAATAAATCATTTAACATTATTTAGGTTCTTTATGTTTTTTGATGCCTAATGCTCTACGCAAATCATGACTGTGCAAACGCTTACCAACTTTCTTAGGTACTTCACCAGCTTTTTCAGCTATCTTTGCAGCTTTCTTACGATTAACTATTTCATCGTCTGATAACTCAAACATGTGTTTTGCGCCTTTAGCTGCTTTACCAATACGTTCTATTAGTTCCTCATGCGACCAGGCTTTAGATGGTGCTTTAACTACTTTGCCTGACTTTTCCCTAATAGCTGGGACTAATACGCTTAATCGTGTAGCCATGATAATTCCTTATAAAATAATTTAAAGTTTATCACTAAAAAAGGGTGAGGGTACTAACTTGTCAATGAACAATTTTTGTTATTTGTTAATAAAAAAAGTTACAGCTTTCCCCTCATAGGGCAGGGTAGATTTGGTAACTATTGCACGTTGGTGTGAAAGCCGAAAAAATTCCAACTTGTTACATCCTCTAATGTCGACTTAACCCCTGTTAAACTAAAATGGAATTGAATCCTCAAAATCTGTTAAATCATTTGTCGCTACAGAAGGCGTTGCATTTGCAGGTAAGGTATATGTATCACTTTTAGCTGAAAGTAGCGTTACATCGCTTACACGCATTTCTAGGCTATACTTTTCTGTACCATCTTTAGCTTTGTAAGGTCTGTTAGTTAATTCACCAACCAAGCCAACACGATCACCTTTTAATAACATAGGATAAAGCGTTTCAGCACGTTTACCCCATACGTTAGCATTAAGCCAGCTAGTTACCTTTTTCTCACCAAAGCCGCTAGTAAAAGCAAAGTTAAATGAGCATACAGGATCACCGTTAGGGGTATATCTAATTTCTGCATCCTTACCAATATTGCCTGTTAAACATAAAATATTCATTTCTTTTCATCCTTTTTTTGAATTGGTTTTGCAAGTAAGTATTTATCCCCAAGATATTCAATTGCAGCCTGTAGCTTCTTTTGAAAGTCTTTAGATGGTTTAGGTGTTGTCATGCCGTATAAGCTATCAATTAACATTATAGTTTTTCCAATTCATTAACTGTGTTTGCTACTTCATTAAGAAAAGCCGATACTTCTTTTTCCATGATGGTTATGTATATGTCATCACGATAAACACGCTTAACAAACAATTGTAGATGTTCTGGCAGTTCGTTATTAAAGCTAACAAAGTCGCACCAGGCACGACCCGTACAAGCTAATTGAAATTGCATCTGTGCAATGTATTTAGTAGGCGCAGATTTAGATGTTAGCGTTTCAATATGGTTAGCTACTGTAGGGCATTTAATTTCAATCAAACCATCATCGCCAACTAACCCATCTGGTGATGCGCCAGCCATTTTAATTGTTGGATGTTCTACAAAGCCCACTTCAGTTACAAAAGAATCATTTTTTATCTCATACAATGATCTAGCAATTGGTTCTAATTCAATGCCACGTTCCATGTGTACGTTAGTAAAAGTTTCCTCTTTTTTACCTGTTAAACGCTCGCATACTAATTGCATCCGATAGTTTCTACGGCTAGCTGACTCACCGCTTTTAATCGTAGCTAATACGTCAGCTACACGACTAGCGGTTACTTTGCCAATACGTTGTGCAAACCATTCCTCTGTGCGTTGTTCCATATTATTCCCCTGTAAACAAAGATTTCATTTGTTCTTTAGCTGTTGTAATAGCTTTAAGTGCTTCTGTGTCATCTTTGCAAGCCACATAAACTTCTTTAAACACACTTTGTAGTTCGTCTAATGACTTAGTATCAGTTATCTTTTTAACGTGCGCTGTGGCATCTAGTGGCTCTTTTAAAAGTGCAGCTGCTGCTCTGCCTACAGGTTTACTATTTTGTTGGTGAATAGCGTTAGCAACTTCATTAGCAGTAGCGTATTCAGTACCACCAATTCCAAATGCTGCTAATGCACGACCAATTGCTGACGTTTCGCAGTTTTCCACATAACTAGATTTATTAATTTGACTTGAAGCCCTAAACTCCTGGGCATGGCCATTAGCAATTAAACGACCTGTTTCATTTAAAATAGCTGCTTCAACAATACATTCGTCAGCATCAATTTTTACAATTTTGGTCATTAAAGTGTATTCTTTGTAATCTGCTCTAAAGCGTGACACTCTGCTTGCTACTGTTTCGTACTCTTTACCATGTATGGTTACAAATCCGTTAGCCATCTTATCTCTCCATTAATTAAAATAAACAAATTCATCGTCATGCAAATTGTCTGCAAAATCCTCAAACAAATCGCCAAAATTATCTAAAATATAATCTTCATTATGGATGCCATTTTCTAAGCACCAAGTCCAAAATGCATCTTGATGCTTTTCCTCAGTAGCTTCCCAATCAACATTATTTGGAAATCTAGTTTGTTGTTGTTTTAACTGATCCATGACTTCAGCTTGATATTGTTGTTCACACATAATTAGTTCCAATCAAAATGTCTGGCAATTACTTCACCAACTAAAAGAACTGCAATGACTGCAATAAAACCAATAATTAAAATTAATGCGTTATCCATTTTAGTTAGCCTCGATTTGAATAAGTTGATTCATGATTTGATCCCAAATATTGCGTGGAAGTATATCGGTTACATCTTGAGTATCATCACCGACTTCAATTGCTATAATTTCAATATTGTATTTGGTAGGACTATCGCCAGTAGCGTATGGGTCTGTTTGAACTTCACATTCGTAATAAACGTGAAAGTTAATATTGGCTACATTGAGTGTTTCGACTGACATTTTACATCTCCTGTTATTAAGATTAATTGCTGTACGACAATTACAGTTTACCACCCTAAAAATAAAAATCAACACATTTGTGCAAATAATTTAATATATTTTATAAAATAATTTAGTGTATAATCAAAATTAGGTATTTTTAAGGAGTTTTATATGGAAGATATATTTGGTTATGTGGTGCGAAAATTAAACGAGCCCACTATTAACAAAGAAGCATTAAGTCGTGAAACGGGTTTAAGTAGGTTTATGCTGGATAAGATTGCTAAAGGTGGCGATGTAAAATATTCAGTGATCCAAAACCTTTATGGTTATTTTAGGAATTTGTCGTTATAGGAGAGTGTTATGAATAAATTATTATTAGCTTTATTATTAGTTTCAAGCATAGCCCAGGCGCAATCATGGGAAATGAAAAACGATGCTGGCGGTAAAATAATTGCCACAGACACTTTATGCACTAATGAATCTAATAAATATGTAATCTTTGCTCAAGATTCAGCGGGGCATGTTTTATTTGGCTGCTGGTTCTTTGCTGAAGGTTATGTAATGACTACTTGGTCTGACGGCATTTTAAGGTCTTATTCTGCTAATGACTTTATTAAAAGAAAATAATTTAATAAATAGTTGCAATTTATTTTATGTTGCATTATTCTGTATCCATTGATGCCGACACATCACTAATACAAAGAGCCATTTGGTTTATGTATCCAACCTTTTTAGGTAATGCTGTGTCGGCGGCAGGGTACATAAGCCAAGTGGTTTTTTTACGTCTGTCACTCTACTGTTCGGAAAATCAATAAAGCAATGCCTGTGACTGCGAGGGCTGACAAAGAAAGCAGATACTAGACTGAAATGTTTAGGAAAGATTTAGCTAACAGCCTTTTGATGGCGGCTGGTAAGAGGAATAGAGAAGTTCTGACTTACAAAGAAAGATAATGCTTGATCCTTATGGGTGGTTTGGTGAGCCACAAGTCCTTGAGCAAGACTGAATTCACAGCTTATATAAGAATTGCTAAATGATTATTCTCTGCCTTAATGGTATTTATTATTGTAGATATGGTGGGCATCAAGCAAACCCATCATTAGACTTTTTATTGTCTAAAGAAAATATATGACTACTAAACGTAAAAAAAGATTAAAAATTAAACAAACTAAAACTGATCTTAGAAACGTTGATATTGTTGCTTTGCATAATAAATATTTTGGGTCTGATAAGTTTTTGAATTCTTATGAATGGCGCAAATTGCGTATGGAAGCAATAAAGAAATATGGAAATAAATGTGAATGTTGTGGTGCTTCACCTGCTACTGGCGCAGTAATTAATGTAGACCACATAAAGCCTAGAAAATTATTTCCTGAGCTTGCATTAGAAATAAATAACTTACAAATATTGTGTGGTGCTTGCAATCATGGAAAAGGCAATTGGGACACAACAATATGGCGCAATATAGACCAGCAACAATAGATGAAGCAGTAGAAAGCGTTTTAAGATGTATATTGTTAGAAAGCAGGCGCAGTCAATTAGCATGGTTTAGAAAAGAGTATGGGGATCAGTTTGCAAATGAAGTAGAGCAACTGGTTAAACGTAAATGGAAAGCTAAAAAATAATTTAATGGAGAGATTAAATGAACATAGAAACTTATTACGATAAATTAGAACGAAATAAGGAAATTAAATATCAAGTGTATTTAACCTTAATGCATACACCTATGTCAGTTCCACAAATCATGGGTAAATTTAAAGTTAACAGAAGCAATGCACAAAGCATGGTAAGGATTTTAATTGATGGTGGCCATTTAGACTTCAGTACAGGAATGAATTTAGAGTCTGGTCGTAAAGTAAAGATTTATCATTTTACAGGTCTTGAATACACCAAAAAGACTCGTGCTGATTTTATTGAATACGTTTCACATCAATATCAAAAACCAGCAAAGCCAATTAAAAAAGAAAGCTGGTATAACCCTCATGCAGTTGTTCATAGATTGTTAGATAAACCTAAACAAGAACCTAGCCCTAAAATTAAAGGCAAAAGTGCTTATCGTGGTATTCAATCATCATTCAACATGATGGAGTTTGCATTATGACTAATAAAGACGAAGCAATACACAAAGCATTAAAAGTTTTGAATTGTTTAAACAACGACAGAGTATATGAAACTGCATGGGTAAAAGGTGCGATTAATGCGTGTGAAGAAGCA